TGATTCGAATCGCCAGCATGGATATTGCTGACGTCTGCCATCCACAGGCAGCTGTTGCTCCAGCAGGAAGGGGAAGCCGGGATGTCTCTAAAGAGGCATTGTCCGGTGGCACGCACGAGTCAGTATCATCGCTGTCTCAAAGCGCACCCTCCCTGCTGAACACTGAGAAGATCGCTGCACAAACCGGGCTTTCGACCAGTGGGAGTTCCAGCTCTACTGAGCAGGTCCCGCCTAAACCCACAAAGGCTGAGAATACGTTGTCTATCGGGCAAAATGACGCTAACGCCGCGTCCTCAAAGGGAAAAGCCAAAGTTGACAAGGTCGACATGGGTGAGCGCCCACCTCGAAATCGCGGAAAACCAAGACCGCCGCATAAGAAGGAGCGCAAACAGAAGGGAAAGGGTGAAGCTGCCCTCTTGGAATCGGTGAACGATATGAAGGAACAAGCTAAGGGTGACGTCGATGCAGCCATACAAATAGCAAAAGAAAAGAGCGAAGAAATTTCCGACCTCAAATCGCAGCTAGACGAGTTTCAGAACCCCAAAAAGTTGTTGCCACTTAATGAAGGCAATGTTGACCAATTGAGCTGGTCTGTTCGCACCCAAGAGGTCGCTGTTCGTCTTCAAGGATGGCACCGATTGGTCATTCTAGCTCCGTTTCTCATAATCTCGACATTCCTGGTCTATTCTAATAGGCCTGCCATAGGAGTGCCTCTTGCGTTGGCGTTAGTAGTCATGTTCATCTACTCTTCGTTTGCGCCTTTGGTTAAACACTTGGATTTCAGTGTTGACACCTCAGTGGTAGCCGTCACCATCGACGACTCCAAAGAGCGGGCAGACAACATGTCGTTACGCGAAGCAGTCCGTGCTGACCGCGTGACGTGTGTCACATCTGAAGCCAGGTGGCTACCAGTCAGGACAAGCTGTACTGGTTACATCATGGCTCTCACCAGGGCATTCCTGGGTCTACCCTCGAGAATAAACAACCCAACGGAGTTTTCCTTCTCCGGCCCAATCTCACTAGAACGGTTCGTGCAATGCGCCAATGCAAAGGTGGTCGATACCACATGCTCCGACATGGCGATAATAAAAGTGAGGGTCAGGCAGGCCTACAATGGACACCAAACAACAGGTGAGAATCGTGACAAGTCCATGATCAGTCGGAAAGATCAAAATACAATCACCGCCTTGGAGTTTTTCTATGTCTCCGAGGGCCAACGACACGCTGAAACCTGGCGTGTGGCTGGCAACATTGCCCCTTTTTAGTGCCCCAGGTCGTGGACCGCGTTTCCTTGCGCGGCTACAGAGTCGGAGAGCTGCCTCTTCCTATCGTGAAAGCAGTAGATGATACAGTGAACATTACTAAGACTAAAACCTGGTACGTTGATGGCGATCGACCAATAGTCGCTGTCAGCTGCGGCATGCATGTGGAGGGGGTTGCTCCACTGCGCTGCTGCCAAAAAGACCCAGAAACGGCACAAATGGGGGCTCTTAAGAGGGTGGGCACGAGATTGCCAACACCCTCAAAATGCAGGCTCCGTCGCCTCCGACGGTTTGTAAATAGATGGCTCAAGAAACACCCTGAGCTGGTCCTGCCTGCTGAAACGGACGTCAGTTTTGACACCTGGATAGAGAAAACACCGTATCCAGAATGGAGGAAAGTCCAGCTGCGCGAGATCTTCGCAGCACACCCAATCCTTGGCAAGAAAGATTTTGTAAATAAATGCTTCGTAAAAGACGAGTACTATACGGAGCCTAAACATGCCAGAGCGATTTACTCAAGGTCTGATGCGTTCAAGTGCCATGTGGGCCCTTGGTTTAAGGCGATAGAAGAAGTGCTGTACCTCCTCCCGGAGTTTATCAAGCACGTACCTGTTGCCGATAGACCCGCCTACATCACGGCAAGACTTTACCGCACCGGTGCCCGGTATTTTGCGACCGACTACAGCAGTTTTGAGTCTCACTTCAAGAAGTGGATGATGGAACATGTCGAGTTCCAGCTGTACGAGCATTGTACCAAAAACATACCCGGAAGTCAGGCGTTCATGAACCTCGTAAGGAATGTAATCGGAGGACTCAATATCTGTGAGTTTAAATACTTCGTTTTCTACATCGAGGGCACAAGGATGTCTGGGGAGATGAACACGTCTCTCGGCAACGGATTCTCCAATCTTATGTTCATGCTTTTCATGTGTGACGAGAAAGGAGTGATTGGCGTTGTAATGGTCGTCGAGGGTGATGACGGCCTCGGTACGGGAATTGGAGAGTTCCCTACAGTAGATGATTTCGCAGACTTAGGCCTGTCGCTCAAAATGGAGTGGCATGAAGATCTGTCTACGGCAAGTTTTTGCGGAATTATATTTGACATGGAAGATCAAGTGAACATACGGGATCCCCGGGGTGTCATAGCAGATATAGCTTTCGTCTGCGCTAAATACAGAAAAGCTAGGGAGCCAAAGCTCCTGGGCCTGATGAAATGTAAGGCCTTGTCCCTACTGCACGGCTTTCGCGGCTGTCCAGTTCTCCAAGCGTTGGCTCAGATGGTATTGAGACTTACGCAGCGAATCGAAGTCCGCCACCTCGTTCATGGGGGGGCGTTCGACGAGTTTGCTAGGAGACAAATACTCGAAGTCCTTGGCAAAGGTGGTAAACCCGTAGCCAGGCCGGTCCCCGATCGGACGCGCATGCTCATGGAAGTGAAGTTCGGAATCTCAATGCAATTTCAAAAGGTATTGGAGAGTTATTTCGATTCAGTAACGACCGTCGCTCCGCTGCGCATCCCATGTTCAGATATGTTGTTTCCGGAATCGTGGTTTGAATACTACAGGAAGTACAGTACTGGTGTCTACCACGGTACCGACCTCATTGATCGGGCCCGAGTGTTCCCTTATCTAGAGATTGGGGGGAACACGTCCATCGACTCGCTGGTCAGTTCAGGCGTGTTGAAGGATCAAACGGATGCCGCCGTCACGACCAGACGGCGCTATCGCACCATCCATAAGCGGTGCGACGTGTACTAAATACGATAATTGATTCAGAGAAGTAGAC